TGACGATGTAATTATAGAGTTCTTCCCATTCCAAGGATTGGGCCACAGTACCTGGCGCAGATTCAAAAGCAAATCTCTCGTTTTGCTGAATACGTGAAAATGATAGCAAGAATTTACGTACTACAATAGTCCAATCAAAGGTAGCTCCCGTGAAAACACGAGTTTTACCAATCTTGGCTTTTTTGAAAGTAACGGGTTCATCCTTCAAATGTGCACAGAAATTTGGATGGGCTTGTTTACCAGTGAGATAAGTAGCTATGATTTCGTCAACGCGATTCATAATCTCATCATCCACTTTCACAGGGTCCATCATTCCATGTTCGGGTGGAGTAGAAACCATAAAATATTTCTTAGATTTTTTCCAGGGATTACCAGCGCTAGTGTTTCTATTGATTTTATCAATATAAGCCACTTGAGCACCATTAATTGCTGTAAAATTATCCAATGGCATGAGCATTCCAGAAATATTATCTGGATTTATCACACTCATGACATCCGAAATATAACTTGAAACACAGTGATTCAGAATCGATGTGTCCAAAGTACATATGGGTCGAACCAAATCCTTAGCAGCAGTATGCCAAGGAACCCACGATCTCATCTCAGGTTGTGTATAATTAATACAATAATCATGCGATTTTAAAATCGAAGACATAGGTGTATTAACTACAGTAGATTTACTCTTACCACGGAAATCATTAAATGATCCATATATATTAGCTGAACCCTCATTAATATATCTGAAAACAGACTTCTTATTAAGACCAACAATTGGTCTTTTAGCCGTCGCCGATGAAATTAGAGTAAAATCACCACTCTCAACATTAAAAGGTGAAAGTTTTTCATATATAGCAGTTATAAACTCGAAGTTAACTGAGGTAGAATAAGCCTCAGACTTCTTGCTATTACTAGCTAAAAAATGAATACCAACAATGCTGAAACCAAATGCCGAATTAATAATCAGGGGAGTTCCACATTCACCTGCTTCCGTAGGTCGAGTAGCAAAACCCTGCCAATTAATGTGTTTAGAATCAATATTGTGAGAAGGAAACTTAAAAGATCTTTCTTTACAAATAACGATTTTCTTCACAGTATTAATGGATGTCTTACCGTCATCATCTCTACAAGCATAAGCTCCGTTAAACACACCATCAGCTTTACCTACCTGAAAGTATTGAGTAATACGTTTCATAGGTGGCAATTCACGCAATGTCAGAAAAACTAAATCAGTTTCTGGCACTCTGTGGATATCAGCTTCAGATAAAACAAATTCCATGTTATTGGAAATTCCAATACGGGAATCTAAAGTAACTTTGATAATCGTAGATTTCACTAAGGATGGTATATTATGATTATTAGTTAACCATATATGGCCACCCAGACATGTCATCCGAGATTTTACATAAGTACTTTCTGTACCTGGTTTCAAAATACCAATACGAGCAACATTCTTTGATATCTTAGTACAAAATTCTGAAAATTCCATACTCTTCGAAGAAGCACTTTCTCTGGTGAAATTAGCCGTTGTAAGGTCTAAAGCATTATTATACCATACATTCTCACGACCATTAAGTTCAGCAATGGGAGTAACACCCACTGATAAAGATTCATTGGCCTGTGGTGAGCAATTAAATTTACTCGCAATTTTATACAAAGTATACGAACTAGTTAAAATAGCGGATAAACCTAATAATGCTTGAGGATGAGACAATTTAGTCTGCATTCTTTGACCCATATTAGTCCAATATTCAGCAGTAGACAGGTTTTGATAGTATTCATAAGCTAGAAGACGAGCATCTTCACACTTTCTGTAAATACGGTAATAATACAACAAATCCTTACATATCTTATATGTTTTAATCAATTCAATGTAATAGTAAATAAAAGCAAAG